ATATCCAAGGAAACGCCGATAGGGCAGACTCACCTTGCCGTCCGCCATGCGCTTGCGCTGACCCCATGTGACGTTTTCCGAAATGCTGCGGCTTTCTTCCTGCGCGAGACTCGACATGATGGTAATCAGAAGCTCGCCCTTGCTGTCCAGCGTATAAATGTTCTCCTTCTCGAAGTAAACCTCCACGCCCTTTTCCTTGAGCTTTCGCACCGTGGTCAGGGTATCCACCGTGTTGCGCGCGAAACGGCTCACCGATTTGGTCAGGATCAAGTCGATTTTGCCGTCGAGGGCGTCCTGCACCATGCGCTTGAAGCCGTCGCGCTTCTTGGTGTTGGTGGCCGAGATGCCTTCGTCGGTGTAAACGTCCACGAACTCCCACTCGCCGTTTGACTGTATGTGCCGGGTGTAATAATCGACCTGCGCCGCATAGCTGGAAAGCTGCTCCTCGTTATCGGTCGAAACCCGCGCATAAGCGGCCACGCGCCTTTTGGGGCGCAGCTGCGCCGCGTTGCTGCGGACGCGGGTAATGGACGGCGGTATTACCGTCACCGCCCGTGCATTGCTCATTCGCGGTCCCTCCTTTTCATGATCTCGATTTGGCGCTCCCGCGCCCTCCGACGCATCGCGTCGTCCCAACTGTCCCTGCGGGATTTATCCCGCCAGATCTTTTCCACCTTGCGTCCGTCGCGGAAAATAAAAAGGAGCCGGTTGTTTTCCCGCGCCTGAATCTCCGCGACCCGCTCCGTAAAAATGTCCGCGTCGAACTCCGGGATCCCAAGCGCCTCCGCCGAAACGGCATACAGGGTATCCTCGGGGATCTGCTTCGCGGGGCAGGCCGTTTTGCCTTTCTCCAGATAAGTGGAGCAGTTCCAGTAAAATTTGCCGTTTGCGGTCTTGCGTTTGAAGTTCTTCCCGCAATTGACGCACAGAATTTTCCCGCTGAAAGGATATCGGTTTTGACTGCCGGTTTTTGTCCGGAAGCACCGCCTGCGCCGTTCCAAGACGGCCTGCGCCTTTTCAAAGGTATCCGCGTCGATGACGGCGGGGTGGGTGCCCTCCGCGAAATACATGGGGAGAACGCCTTTGTTCCAGACCTCTTTTTTGGTCAAATGATCGACCACGTACTTTTTCTGCAAAAGCGCGTTTCCGGTATATTTCTCGTTCTTGATGATTGCCATCACGCGTTCGCCGTCCCATTCGCCGCCGCGCAAGGCGGGCACGTTCATATCTTTCAGCTTCTTGGCGATCCTGCCGCCGCCCATGCCGCCGATATAATCGTTGAAAATCATGCGGACGACCTCAGCCTCGCGCTCGTCGATCTTCACGCGGCCCTTCACGATGCGGTAGCCGAACATAAACCGCAGGCCGACCAGCTCGCCTTCTTTAAACCGCTTCCGTATGCGCCACTTGCAGTTTTCGGAGACCGACCGGCTTTCTTCCTGCGCGTATGAAGCGAGGATGGTAAGCATGAGCTCGCCATCCCCGCTGAGAGAATGAATATCCTCTTTTTCAAAATACACGTCGACGCCCAGCAGTTTCAGTTCCCGGACCGCCTCCAGCATGGTCACCGTGTTTCTCGCAAACCGCGCGATGGACTTGGTGATAATCATATCGATTTTGCCGTTTCTGCAGTCGCTCATCAACCGCTGAAACTCCGGCCTTTCGTCCTTGGTGCCGGTGAGCGCCTCGTCGGCGTATACGCCGGCATATTCCCAGTCGCGCCGCTTTTGGATCATTCCGCTGTAATAGCTGATCTGCGCGGACAGCGAGTGGAGCATGGCGTCCTTGCCGCTGGAAACCCGGGCGTAGGCCGCCACTCGTTTTTTTGCGGGGATTTCCCGCTCGGACGGTTTGATCACACTGATTCTTCGCTCCATACAAAGCCTCCTCATCTTGCCAGCCTCCGTTTGGCAGGGAGACATGATACCTCTGTATACCTCGGACATCAAGACCGTTTATGTGCGTAAACCGCCCAAAAGCGGACGATGCTTTTTGATCAGAATCGTATCGATCTTTCCGTATTCTCTGACGCTGATCAGCCCGCGAACAAATAGAATTCTGGCGATAGAAACGGCGGTCTGATAATTCAGCTCCCGCTCAAATTGTTCCCTTGTCATGCCCTTGTCTCTCTGCCGTATACGCCGAAGCGGTCTCTGATGTAGCATTCGTGGCGGCAGTATTTGCGGTTTTTGTTTCCGTAGCTTTTAAACGCTTTGCCGCAATACGCGCATGTCAAATCATAAAACGCCTTTCGATTCATCCTTTCATGATGGGCGTTCCACCAAGCGTATCGGCAATCGTCGTTGCAGAAGGTCTTTGCCCTTCCTTTGCCCGTTTGTTCAAGCCGTTTTCCGCATTGTTTGCAAAAACCGCTCCTTCCGCCGCGCGCCGTATCGGCGAGAGCGGCGTCAAGGCATATATTTTTGCGGCGGCAAAAGGACTTGACGGTGTTTACGGAAAGCTCAAGCGTTCTTGCTATTTGCGTATAACTCAAACCCTGCCGCCGCATTTCCCGTACGCTCTGTTTTTGCTCGCGCGTCATACCAACTCACCTCCCATGAAACGGCAAGGACGGCGCGTTACGCGCCGTCCTTGCCCCAAACTGTCTTGCGCCGTCGGCTTTTGGACGTCCCGACCGCCGCGACGCCGCTTGTAGCTTTGTCCGCTTGCCTCATCAATCGGCATATGCGTCCCTCCCTTCGCGGGGACACATAGTACCTCTGAAACGCCGGGGAATCAAGGTTTTTCGGTTCGTAAACCTCCCAAAAGCGGGCGGTATTTATTGATGAGCATTGTATCGATTTTACCGTACTCCTTGGCGGTGATGAGCCGCCGGGACAACAGCGCCTTGGCGATCGAAACCGCGCCCAGATAATTCTTCTCCCGTTCAAATTGCTCCCGAGTCATTTGTTGCGCCTCCTTCTCAACCGGCGGGCGTTTGCAAAAGAAAATAAACCGGCTCGAAGCGAACCGCCTCAAGCCGTTACTTTGGGATTTTGAGGACCTGTCCGGCATAAATCGCCGTCGAGGAAAGACCGTTCAAGGACATGATCTCCGGGTATCGCGCGCCGCCGCCGAGCTTCTTCTGCGCGATGCCCCAAAGGGAATCGCCCTTGGCCACCGTGTAGACGGTATAGGCTTCGCCGGCCTGATTGCCGCCGACCTTGGACAAGACCTCCTTATCCACCCAGGTGTTGATGCCCGCTTCCTCCGCACCGCCCGTCTTTTTGACCTTCCTGCCCAGCAGCACGCAGGCTTTGCCGCCTTTGACGACCGGCTTGCCGCCCGATGCGATCTGCGTTACCTTGTGGTAGTAATCCGAGATCACCCACAGCGGAACCTTCGCGCCGCCCGGGTAGTAGTTGGCCGCGCCGTCTTTGAAGGCCACCAGATCGCCGATCGCGATGTCGGCTCCCGCGTCGGGCGCGGTATCGGGCGTTGGAGCCGTCTGAGCATCTCCGAGCGCCTTTTTCACCGCCGCGCGGAATGTGTCCATCGATTCATTGTGTTTGGGAAACCAGTGCATGACGTCTGCGTGGTTGCTGGCGATGCCCAGCTTGTGCCCTTCGCTGTGGCAGACGATGTTCCGTTCATTCAGGCCATAGAGCTTGCAGAGATACACGCAGAGCGCCACCGCGTTGTTCCATGCGGCCCGGAAATACGGCTCTTGCTTCGCCGCATCGTATCCGACCATCGTCGCGCCTCCGGAGTATTTGAACCCCGCGGGCTCACAGATTTCAAACCCGATATGCGTGTCGTTACCGGAGCCTCCGCAGTGCCAGCCGCGATGATCCCACGGCAGGTACTGCCAGATTTCCTTATCGTCCAAGAAGGCGTGGACGCAGACCTGCCGATCGGTTTCGCCCGCTTTATACGATTTGTTCCAACGGGAGAACCAGTCGGCCGCCATCACGCCGGGCGTCGCCGTGCTGTGCACCATGATGCCCTCGGGCTTGATCTTCCGGTTCGCCGTATAGCAGTCATTCCGCGTCATATACTGGGTAATCAAATTCATGTGAATTCCTCCTTCGTCTGTCGCGCCCTCAAAACTGACGACGCCGCCCGCGCCGTAATCCGACACGATGGCGACGCCGTCGTAGTAGAAGGCGAGTATTTCGTTGTACGGCACGCCGTTTTTAGCCGCCCACATCGCGCCCACCTGAGACAAGCCGACCCCGTGACCGGAGGCGGCGGGCTTCTCCTTTCGGGCGGCGATGTCCCACTCGTCGGTTTTGTTCACATAGTATGGATAATTGCGGCTCCACACGTCGCCGCTTCGCTTTGTCTGGCCGCCGTTTGACGAGGAATAGAAGCAGTCGATGATCTCGCCGCCGCAGCGGAGCACCTGCCCGGCGGTGTCCATGACCGCCTGCCTGCTTCGAGGGGATGAGCGCGACAGCTTGTACCGGTACGCCTGAAAAGTCGTCGTATCGTCCATGACCACGCCCGCCAGCGCTCGCTTCACGGCAAAGGTTCGCGCGGCCACGGCCTGCGCCTTGAGCGCGTCCATGTCCGCCGATTCATAAATTTCGGCGGGAACCACCCCGCAGAGATATTCCTCGATTTCAAGGGATACGGGCTGTAATCCAAATTGCGCGACATTTTCATCACGCGTCATTTTGATGGATACCTTCATGACCCGCCGCCTTTCTTGTCATCCCTGTCGTGCAGCTGTTCCAGAATCGATTTGAGCTTCTCGGGAATCGGCAGCCCGATATGGGCCGCGTTTTCCAGGAGCGATACGCCCTCGTTGCTTAAATAGAAAAAGATCACAGCCGTCCGGATCGCGCCGCCGTCGCCCAGCACCTGGCTGTCGATAATGTGGCCCACGCCGACCAGAACGAAGATGAGCACCTTTTTGAAGATGCCCTTCGCGCCGATCTCGCTGGAGAGCTTTTTGTCCGCAATCGCGCACATGACGCCGGTCAAATAATCGATGACCACAAACGCGATGAGGGCATAGAGAAACCCGTCCAGACCGCCAAGGAACCAGCCGAGAAAACCGCCAATGGCGGTAAGCGCCGCCTGCACCCAGTTCCAGATCGCTTTCATTGTCAAAACCTCCGTTTTAGTTGGATTTTTGTGTATAGTGCCGGCGTAAACCGGCGTAAAAAAGAACGCCCCGCCGTTTCCGGCAAAGCGTCCTTGAAGCCTTACGATATACGGTTATTACACCCGCTTGGGCAGCGCCTCCCAGAGCCGCATATCCTCCTGCCCAAGCGACCAGATGGCGATGCCGCGCAGCTTCCAGCGGTAGGCGGCTTCGTTCGCCCAATATACGAGGCTGTCCACATCCTGATAATACAGGATGGAGAAGCCGTCCGCGTCGCCAAGGAACAGCCGGGCGATCCAAACGTTGATGTCCTTTGGCACTATCTTTGCCGTATAGTCCCCGCCGCAGGCGATCTGGAGCAGGTCGGAGTGGAAGAACTCATAATCGAGGCTGATATCCTCACTTCTCGTAGCGGTTTCCTCCACGTCGCTGCCCACCGAAAACACCTGAAACTCCTCATCCCATGTAACGCCCGTGCGGGGAATCCTGCCGAAGCTCTTAGTAGCGCCGTCCGGCATGGCAACGTCAAACGCCTCATACGGTTCATACGTCCAAGCGTCCCCGAGCCGCAGCAGCTCGCATACCGTCCGGCTGTCCGAGCGATAGCCCGCATAGCCCCCAGTTCCGCTCACGGTCGCCGTAAAGCGCAGGGTATAGCTCGCGCCGGAATAGACCCTGACCGTATTGCCGCGCTTGCGCATCTCCACGGTATACATGCTCGGGTTGGATCGAAGCTCGCTGTCCGGCGTCTTGCTGAAGCTCGTGGCGTAGCTGCCCCGCAGCGCGGAGCCTTGGTAAAGCTCGATGCGCTGGGTATCGAAGTTAAGGCAGCAGAACAGGTCTCCTAAAAACACACCCGCGCGACCGCTTCCGTTCTGGGGAAAAGCCAGCCGCGCTCGGATATGCACATCCGAAAAACCGTCATACTTCCACGCCAGCCTACCGTGCCCTTCAAGCTGGGAATAAGGACGGTTACTGGGATCATCTGGGTCTTGCCAAACATCCCACGCTCCGTCCAGCGCCGTCCAATAGCTCGCCGGCAGAATGTTTTCGTCCCGAAAATCCTCGTACCAAATAAGCGCGGAATCCGGATTCCTCCGGAGCATCTCGCAGGTGAGCTTAAATCCCCGGTCGGGCACGGCCATCACGCCGTTCACGTCCTTGAAGCTGCGGGGCGAGAGCGCGAACACCGCTTCTCCTGGGCTCGGGGTCTCAGAAAAGCCGCCGCAAACGCGGAACCCGTAAAACTGCGCGCCGGGCGCGCCTCCGGAAATACGGAGAGTATGAGCGCCCGCCGCAAGAAAGACGCCTTTTGCGAGAGTGAGCCAGCAGAGCCGCCTCCAATACGGCCACCACAGGCGGTTTTCCGAAAAGGTTTTTGACGTTCCGTCCAGCGAAACCACGATGGCGTTCTTATCCCAGAACGGGTAGCATATCCGAACGGCCACATCGTATACGCCGGACTGCGCGATCTGGAAGCGATACTCCGCCTCTCCGTCCTCTCCCAAGGAAGCCATGTTCTCGGTCACGACGACGTTGCCTGTGTATTCGTCCGGAACCCCGTTGCGACCAATATAAATCGTACCGAATTCCGCCCGCTGCTCTTTGCCGTAAGC